GCGTAGAGCGTTACAGTTCCCTGCACTGCCGCAAGTATAGCAGTGACCTCCAGGCCACTTCGCCCGCTGGCTGCAGCGAAATCCATGCTCCACTGTGTTACCCATATCATCATCCAGGTCGCGATCGCCGTTATCGCAGTACTCCTCACCCGATACTTGTTCAGTAACTCGTCCATGAAGCATTGTCCCCTCACTAAGGCATGAAAACTCGGTTCTTAGACAGCGGCGCACGTGTAGTCCAGTGGCTCCATGCATTAGTCTTTGCGGGGTGCTCTAGGTATATACCACACGCAGCCAGCTTATCCAGGTTAGCCATACACCATGCATCGATTAAGTTGTGTGGATCGTAGCGATCAACAGCAAAGCCTTCTTTGTGCGCAGAATTAGGGGCGCCAATGGGACAAGACTTAGGTCTAAAGCCACCAAGCGTATCACCACTAACCCCTGAACCCGTATGAGGGTTGATGGGGAACTCGATGCCATCAGCTACGGCCAGCTTTTCGAGCCGCTCACAGGCCAGTAGAAGTTCTGTAGCGTTGAGTTGTCGTGCAGCTGTCCAGTCTTTGGAGTCGGCATGTGGGCCAACATATTGCTTGATGGTAATCATAGCTAGCCTTTGGGTGGAGTAATAGAAAGCAGCGACTTGGTGTAGCTCACAATCTCATGCCAGGTAGCCATACAGAGGAATCCCAGGAAGGCTATTAAAGCCCAGGTTACTGTGGACTCGCTGACTTTAGTCATCATCATAGTGCGGGCATCAGCTTTCTTAATCAAGGCATCTACGTACGATGCCCTGGCTTTGATACCCTCAATGCCGCCAACTGACTCTACGGCGGCGAGCACAATGTTCTCACGTTCAGTGTGGTCTACCAGTGTTGCCTTAATCTCGTTCATACAATGAAGCATAAACTTATCTACTTGGCGCCTGTCAGCATCAAGGATAATCTCTATTTCTTCATCGCTGTATGTTGCTTTAAGGGTTTTTTCTTCTTCGCCCATATTCTTTACTCAGACAATGTGGATACAGCACCGATGGGGTTGCCTTGAGCATCATGCTCTAAGGTAGTGCGTCGTGGCTGACTCAATGTCTGAATCGTGGCTTGTAGACCTTGTACAACTGAGGCTAGCGCATCATTAGTCTTAGACTGCCCAATTTGATCCAGAAGACTCTGCATCTTCTCAACATGCGGTGACAGGTCTACTTGCTGCTGTGGTGCTTGTTGTGGCTGTGAAAGCTGAGTACGTAGCTGATTGAAACCTTCTTGCAGGGCAAGCTGCATCTTGGTTTCGTTGTCATCTCGATTCTTAAGCAGGTCCGTCATCTGCTTTTGCTGGTTATCTGCCTTGTTGTTCATAAGATCAACTTGCGCAGTCAAGCGGTCATTCTGCTCTGTAAGCAGTAGCCGTTGTTTTTCAAGTGCTTGGTCAAACAACTGCTGCATTTGGTCCAGCTTAAACTGAGCAGTTTCAAGCTGCTGTTTAGAAGCTGCCTCGGCATTCTTGAACTCGATAGTCGCCTTATCCAGTTGTGCTTTACGGTCTGTCTCCATCTTAGCAATTTGAATGCTGGCTTGTATTTCAGGCGGCATCGGTGGTGGTGGCATCTTCGCTTGTACTTGCGGAAGTAGCTCAGCAATGCGCGCAAACACCGGTTGCACCATTACTGTGAAGTCTTTTGCAGAGAGCTCAATGGCTTTAGCAATGAGCTCGTCACCTTGAAGTTGTACACCTTCCGCCATAAGCTTTTGTGCAACGGCCTGGATCATCTGTTGCTCGAGTAATGTCAAATGCTGCTGTGCATGCAACAGTATAGGCATCAGCTGGTTACCCTGCAACAATGGGTTTTGTACTACCAGCGGATTTGACAGGTGCAGCAGGTGGCCATTAAGATGCGCCAAATGATCTTGCTGTGGTACGGCCACAACTTGCTTGCCTGCAATAATGGCAATTGACTCGGTTAGCGGGTCCGCCGTAATAGGCTTCGGTGGCAGTGGCAACACTTCGTCAATGTTGTCAATACGCATTTGCTTGAGCATTCGCCGACGCAGTGCGATCTTATTCCATGGGATGCTGGGGTCTTGCGCATCCTGCGCCTGCATCTGGTTTAGCGACTGATTTTGCGCGTACCGCTGGGCTTCGGAGAAGATAGCGGGGTCAGATACGGGGATGATGTCCAGTGAACCTTTGAAGTCATCGCGGCGAATAATCAGCTTGCCGAGGTCCTCTACCTCCTCTTCATCGTTCAACCATGTTGCATTGATGCGGCAGAGGATTTTGAGGGCACGCTTCTGGCTCTCGTGCAGGCGGGCGTGGATAGCGGAGTAGATTGTGCTACCTTGCTCAATCATTGCCTGCGTGGTGCCTACTGGCGTACGATCACCTGCATTTTGTATTGCGTCTTCAGCAGTACGTACCACGCCCTTGGCAGCTTCTGTCAACCACCCAAGCAACTGGAACAGGATAGGCGAAGGCGGATTGAACGGCATCGGCATCAACAACTTGCGAATGTCATCCACACCTGCAGGGGCGTCTAGCTCACTGACACCGGTGGCATTGACTGTAATATTCTGACCATTGGTACCATTGCCTTTGAGTTTAATCAGCCCAGGCAGGTTGTTAATGTGCGCAGAGTCCAACAATGCGCGCAATGACCCGGTTGCAGCGGCGCTTAGGGAGCCGATGAGTTGTGGAAAGCCAATCGCATAGGCGCCACGCCATGGAATGAACTTCCACTCGACCAACCAGTCTAGTTTTTCAAAAGTCTCATCATCCTCTTGCCAGTTACGATAAATGGCAAGAACTTCTTCGGAGTACTGGTCAACCGTGATAATATAAGGCGCTGGGTCATTACTGCTGTGCTCATCGCCGACATCTTCCCAGAGGTAAATCTCGTAGATATCTCGCAAACCATCTTCATTGTAGGCATCTTCTTCCTTGCCTTCAATTTTATCGTTGGCTATGGCAGATGCAGTCTTTTCTGATGTTGAGCCAACTGACGATAGTGCTACATCCCTGTACAACCCAGACCGTACACGCTTTTCAAACTCTTGTTGCGTAACATGCTGGACATGCGTTACCCGCTGTGCAGTGTAGAACGATGTCGCGGCGTAGGGTATGAGGATGTCATCAATCGGGACAAACTCGCTGGTCGGCCGATTGAAGCGCGAGTCATACCAGAATTTTTGGAATTGGCTGCCACCAAGAGGCAACTGTGTGAGGAGCTGCTCAAGTTCAGAGCGATACTCCTGCATTTGCGTGGTTAGCTGCCAGTTTAGGTAGGTGCGCTTGCGCTCGGCCCTATCTAGCTGCATCTCTGACATACCACCAATAGTGGCTGTCTTAACGGGGCCTTGTGGCGGGAAGAGCTCTTTGATCGCTCGAGCATTGAACTCTACGCAGGCTTCAGCAAGCACAGGGTGCACAACATCTGAGGCACCTTCAAACTCAGCACCACCAGGTGCGTCATCGCCCATACCTGTGCGGCGCAAGCCATCTTCATACTGCTTGTCACGCTTGGTACGTGCTTGCTTGTCACGATCGACCGCCTCAATGAGGTCAGCCGCCAAGCTCTTTAAGAACTTGTTATCAAGTGTGAGGGCAAGATTATCTTGGAAATTAGACTCTACTGCCTCCGCAGCAGGATCAATGATGTCGACGCTGCCATCCTCATTCTCAATGATTCCATCGATGGGCAGGTCTTGATCTGTAATTGGATCCATGGGCCTTATTTCCTCTTAATACGCTAATTATACGGTGGTTTATACAGAAGTACACACTTTTAGTAGCCGTGGAGCTTAAGAATGTCGTCATTAATTGCACCACCTTGTGCCATAGCTTTAGACTTGCAGTCACAGGGCTTCGTTTTGGGTGGTAGCGGTGCAATTTTACCGCCTTTGGCAAAATTCATGCCCCAATCCTTACCAACATTAATGCCTTTTGACTTGTAGTACTTTGCCAGAGCACCATTCGCTGCAGTAGCATGCGCAGGGCCTTTAATCTCATTGAGCAAGGCATTGAAAGTACCATTGACAAAGTCTTCAGACCCAGGCTCCTCTGCCATAATACCTGAAATATAGGCGGGTTTACCAGTTTCTGGTGGTGCGATCGTAGCCCATCCCCTTTTATTCTTGGCACTGGG